TCGTTCTTGATCTCATTGGCGATGAGGATGGAGCTGCGCTTGTAGGCTATACGCAGGACATATTGTTCACGACAGACGCCAATAACGGCAACATTAAGTCGTGTTCCGTTCCCATCAAACAAGGGACGTCAACCAGTACGGTCATAAGATTAAGAGACATGACAGCCCTTGCCGATCGCTTGTTGGCGGAGATCACTTGGTCTGGGGGTGTGCCTTCGGCAGCCATGACAACCGGAATGCTCGACGAGATAGAAACGTTGGCGGACGGCGTGTTTCGGATTTGCATGAGGGCTACGGCGACTACGGCAGCGAACACCAACCAGTTGCAAATTTATCCAGCCACGGATGCCGCGACGCTTGGGGTTGGCGCTACCGGCAACATCTATGTCGGCGGAATAGATTGCACCGATTATGTCTTCGCGACACCGCACATTCCAACGACCACGGTGGCCGTATCCAGAACGGGCGACGCTGTTTATGATTCTCCGAATTTATTTGACACGCCCCATATGAAAGTCGCGCCCTCGTGGATAAACAGCACTGAAGGCACGATTGTCTGCGAAGGGGCTTTGGTTCGGCGTTGGGGAACATGGGACAACCCGACCTGGAACCAGCAATATGAATATATTTTGATTGACTTGACGACAGGACAAAGTAACAGGTTGCTGGCGATTCATTACGACGCAGCGCCTTTCTCGTTACAAGGATATATTCTTGTCGGTGCTGTGCAGCAATTCGGGCAAGGGCCGAACGTTGCTGGTGTTGGGATACACAAGACAGCCATGCGTTATAAAGCAAACGGTCATGGATTCTGTGTTGATGGGGGGACGGTATACGAGGACACCTCGGCAAGCACACCACCTAATCTAAATGGGTTCAGGCTGAATGGCATGGGTGTATCAGGGGTTACCTGTTTCCGTACCAGAAAGTTGGAGTATCACGGACCGGGGAAATCCAATGCTGATTTACAGACTTTATCGGCATATCCATGAAACGCTATCTGATTCTCCTGCTTTTCTCCCTCCCGCTCCACGCCGCGCAGGTTATCTCTACGGCCTGTATAAATTCGAATGACAAAGGAGATTCAAAATGAAGCTGAGAACCATCATATTCGGTCCGGCCGTTTTCCTCATCGTCTTCGGCATCATGCTCGCCATCGAGCAGTCCCGCGCCGACACCTTCCAGGTGGCGCCCTATGGGACGAATACGACGCGCACGACCTGGCCTTACGGCACCGCGCCCGTCGGGGCTGAATGCGACGCGGCAGTGATCGCGCAGAGCGCCACCGGCAAGGTAAAATATCACTGGATCAAGGGACAACTGCCTCCGACCGGGAAGGCCGCGCCATGCGTGCTGGTGGTGAGCCCAACCCCGATACCCACACCGACGCCTACCCCAACACCAACGCCGGTTCCGCCGCCCGTGGCCAGTTGCCCGGCGCAGACGACCGACGGGATCGTGGCCGCGAAGAAGGTGACGATTTGCTTCACCAACCCGCGCACCGGTGCCAGCCTGACCCATGATGTCATCGGGACGCGCGTGCGCTTCATGACGCCGACCGGATGCGGCAGCGGCTGCGACGGCACGCCCACGAAGCCCTATGCCCCGCAGCAGATTTTCGCCGACTCCAAGCCCGGCGATGTGAACGTGTTCCGCGCCGGCACCTACGACCGGAACTATGGCGGCGGCTGGGGCAATCGCAACTTTGCGCTCGGCTCGGCTCAGTCCTGGATCGCCTTGGTCGGCATGCCGGGCGAGGTCGCCAAGTTCGTGTTCTCCGAAAACATCACCCTGGCCAATGGCCCCAGCGTACAGCGACCTGCTCCAGTTTGTCAGACGATTGATAACGTACAGACCTGCACACAAGCCGATAATCCCACTCCGAACGCGGCGCACAACGTCACCATCGCTGGCCTGACGCTCGTTGGTGGTGGATCGTCAATCGACACCGGAGGCTATTGGGAATCCGAGGAGAGCGGTGCCCGCAACGCGGTCATCGTCGCCAACGACATCACGGCGACCTACACCGGTAATACCATGACCGGCGTGGTGACGATTCAAGGAGACGGAGCACGCGTCCTCGGCAATCGGTTCCACGACTTCGGCACCACCCCGCCGATCAACAACAACCACGGACTCTATCTCCAGACAGGGCCGGACAATGTAGAGGTCGCTTACAATCGTTTCGAGAATCTCAAGCTCGGTCACGTCATCCAGTTCCACAACGACGGCACGAAGCGACTTGTGGAGAACGGCTGGGTCCACGACAACCTGCTGAAGGGCGCAAACAGCGCCGACATGCGCGGCTTCAATGCCGGGGACATCGGCGCCACTTCGACGATCTTGGTCGAGAACAATGACCTCGATAACCTCGGCCAAGATTTCTCTGCGGTCGCGGTCTACTGCGGAAACATCAAGCTCTACAACAACCGATTCACGAACATCTTCGCGAATCCGTCGGTATGGCTCCAGTCTGCCGGCGCACCGTGTAACCCGGCCCCGACGATCCGCGAGAAGGGCAACACGGGGGCGACGTTCGGTACGATTGGCGTCCCCGTCACGAACATCATCCACGAGTAAGACAGGTGATACTTACTCCAGCAGACCGCCAAAGCGCGGTTTGGTTAAAGCTGAAAGAACACTACACTAAACGATTGAACACGTTACGCGAACAGAACGATGGAAACCTTGACCTCGAAGCGACCGCCAAGATCCGCGGACGCATCGCCGAGGCAAAACAGTTTTTGGCGCTGGGAAACCCAGCCCCACCGGTAGCAGACGACGCCTAACACGCGCCCTCTGCTGTAACACAACAACCCGCCTAGTGCGGGTTTTTTATTGACAGGAACAAAAGCGCACATGACAACTGAAAATGCTACCCCAGGTACAACGCCAGACGCAGAGCCCGTAACACCGGAAGCCCAACAGGCCGAAGCAAAGCAAGCACAGGAAGATCTAGCCGCCGGGTTTGCAGTAGCGCACGGAGATCAACCGTCCGCAGAACCCGCCAGCGAACCGCCTGTGGCTGAACCCGCTAAACCCGAAGTCGTCGAGCCCGCCAAAGTATTGGCCGGTATGACGGATGCGGAGATCAAGCAGGTATTCGAGAAGGTGCCGGGTTTGGAAAAAGCGTTGAATGAGGAAATTCGTAAGGTCTATGGCAAGTTCGGCGAGCTTAACGGTCAGCTCCAAAAACTACAGCAGGGACAGCCCACCCGCACGTTTACCGCGGGCGCGCTGAAACGGCTGAATGAGGAGTTCCCCGAAATCGCCTCGATGCTGGCCGAAGATCTGACGGAACTCATGGGGGCGCCCGCGGCACCAGCCGCAGAAGCGCCCGCCGCCAAACCAGCCGACGCGCCGTTTACGCCAGACGTGAAAACCCTCATCACCGAGGCGGTAACGCAGGTCAGGGAGGCGACTGAACAACGTCTGCTGACCGTCCTGCACCCGGACTGGAACACGGTGGTTAAGAGTCCTGAGTTTGCTGCCTGGATGGGAACACTGCCTGCGGAGAAAGCCAAGAAATACGGGGAAAGCGACGACGCCTTTGTGGCCGCCGAAGCCTTCACCGAGTTCAAGGCGTTTAAGCCGAAGGGTCAGAAGCCGAGTGCGCGCGGAAAAGAACGGTTGGAGCAGGCCATCACCCCGGATGGTGATGGGGCGCCTCCAACTCCCTCGCTCGATGACAACGCCGCTTTCGTACAAGGATTCAATTCTGTGCGCGGGAGGGCGTAAACCAAGGAGTTTATTGTCATGCAAAATTACAATACCGCAGCAGGCCGCATTAACAAGCTCAAGGGAGAAATCCTCGGCCACGCGATCCCGGTGGAAGTAATCGGCACCGCCGGCGCCATGAACAAGGAAATGCCGAAGAACGTCGGTGATACCGTTGTCTATCGTCGCTGGCTCCCGTATGGCGGCACGGACAACAAGTGGATCGTTCCGACCACGGGTGACGCTGCAGCCGCTTTCGCTGCCGCCCATCTGACCACGGAAGGTATCACGCCGAATGCCGACACCCTGGCGCCGGTGGACGTGACCGTGACGCTGAACGAGTATAGCGTGCTGTACAGCCTGTCGAACCGCACCGTGGATCTGCACGAAGATGACATCCCGGCGGAGATGAAGAAGCAGACGGGCCAGCGTGTCGGTCTGGTGCGCGAGATGGTGCGTTACGGCGCGCTCAAGGCTTGCACCAACAAGTTCTACGCTGGTGGTGGCGCAACCCGGGCCTCGGTGAATACCAAGATCACCCTGGGCTTGCTCCGCAAAGTCGCTCGTGCCTTGCAGTCGTCCCACGCGGAACGCATCACGTCGATCCTGTCGGCCTCGCCGAACTTCGCCACGACCCCGGTTGAAGCCGGCTACACCGTGTACGGCCATACCGACATCGCTCCCGACGTGCGCGACCTGCCGGGCTTCAAGCATGTGTCCGAGTACGGGCAGCGCAAGCCGCTGAACGAGTACGAGATCGGTTCCTGCGAGGAGTTCCGCTTCATGCTCTCGCCGGAGCTGGCCCCGATCCTCGATGGCGGCGCAGCGGTGGGTGCGACTGGCATGGTGGCGAACTCCACCAACGTGGACGTGTATCCGATCATCATGATGGCGGATAACGCTTACGGCCAGGTGGCTCTCCGCGGCATGAACGCGGTCAACCCGACGTACATCCCGCCTGGGCAGAAGGACAAGAACGACCCCCTCGGTCAGCGCGGTTATATCGGCGCCCTTACCTACTTCAACGCCACCGTCCTGAACAACGGATGGATGGCGGTGGCCGAAGTGGGTACGAGCGTACTGATCTAACTCGTAACGACTGAGTAAACCGGGACTGGTGGCCGGCGCCTGCCGGCCATCCTCCCATAACTGGAGAAATTCAAGATGGATACACTCTCGCGTTACTTGTCAAACCTGCCTGACGGTCGTTCTGCCAAGGTGCTGCGTCCGCTGCTGGAAGGAATTTGCGACCGTCTTTCGTCGCAGCTTCTCACCAGTGGCGCACTGGTCATTAAGGCGGGCGCCTCTGCCCTCGTGAAAGCCGGTTCTATCCTGTATGCCACAGCGAACGGGAAGATCGTCACCAAAGCGGCGAACACTGACATGGCCGCCCTGGCCGGAACCGTGGCCGCCGATCTGTTCAACGTCTTTTGTTTCTTCATCGACGCAGCGGGAACGCTGACGACTTCGATGGGGACAGCGGGCGCGAGCTTGGCGGCGGTAAAGTTCCCGGCGATCCCGGCACAGAAAGCGATGGTCGGATTCGTCATCATCAACCCGACGGGCACCGGCGACTTTGTCGGCGGCACGACGGCGCTGGATGATGCGACGGTGGTTCCGAACGCGCTTTACGTCAACACGGTGGGAGCGTTTGACCCGTCGGCGCTGATTTAAACCGGCCACTACCTGCACTTAAACTGCACATTTTTCCCAAGGAGACATTTATATGCGTTATCCCGAAAACGGTAACATCTGCGTCACCAAGGCGGGCATGGCCGTAGGCACCACGACCACGCTCACCACGGCCAACACGCAGTTATTTTCCATCGACGGAAAGGCGTACAGCAAAGCCGCTGTTTCCAACGAAGCCACCCCGACCACGGACGCGCGCACGCTGGCGGCCTTCACGGCCATCGGCGTGAGCAAGGGCGGCGTGTTCGCCATCTGCCGCGATTCTGGCGGAAATCTCAAGGTGGTACAGGGCGAGACGGTGAACCTCGATGCCGGCAACAACCTGGTCGAAGCCCCGGAGTTCCCGACGATCCCCGATACCCTGACCCCGATTGGTTATCTCGTGGTCAAGGTGGGCTCGACGGGATCGGCCTGGACGTTTGGCACCAGCAACCTCTCCGGCCCGCCGACGGGTGTTGTATTCAGTCTGACTGACTGCTTCCAGCTCCCGGAGCGCCCGCAGCTCTCGTAAGTCAGTAATTAAATAAACCGCAACCGCAACGAAAGGCCGCCAGAAATGGCGGCCTTTTCTTTTGAACACGAAACAGGAGAACGCAACAATGGCACGCAGGAAAGCAAAGACACTCGAAACAGGCGATCACAAGATTGGGCAAGACAAGTCGGTGGTTATTCCCGCTATCGGCAAGGTCAAGGATATCAAGCGCACGGATCAGCTCATCGACGTTATCGAAGGCCCGGACATCAAGGCTCGAATCGAACTGGAAGCCTTCATGAACGAAATCGTGGAAGTCACGGTATCGGAATCCACTGACCCGAACGCCGACAACCCGGTACTGGTGGCTTGCAACGGCGTGCCGCAGTATTTCATTCGTGGGCGCCAGCAGCCGGTCAAGCGCAAGTTCGTCGAGATCCTGGCGCGGGCGAAGCAGACAGCCGTGAAAACGGTTGAGTTTACGGACGCTACCGGCGCGCGCGCGATTCGCATCGACAAGTCAACCGCGCTGCGCTACCCGTTCACGATCAATAACGATCCCAACCCCAACGGCATGCCCTGGCTGCGGAAGATTCTCGCCGAAGCCTAACTCGGGATCCATGGCGCATAGAGGACACTCATGAACTTCCTGCAACTCTGTCAAATGGCCCGTCAAGAGATGGGTATAGCCGGGACTGGCCCCGTTGCCACGACCGGCCAGACTGGCGAGTTGAAGCGCGTTGTCGATTGGGTTGCGCGTGCTTACCGTGAAATCTGCGGTAAGCATGCAAACTGGAAGTTCCTGAGATCGTCGTTTTCGGTCAACACCATCGTCGGCCAGGAAGCCTACTTGCCGACTGCCTGTACCGATTCCGTGCTGGCTCAACCAATCGGCCACGCCACGGTAGGAAAGTTTGGCAAGTGGATGCCGGATACCTTTCGCGTCTACAAGCTATCAGAAGGCGCCGGCACTCGGCAGTACATCTGGCCGGTTGATTACGAATGGTTCCGGGATCGTTATCAGTTGATCGTACCGGCCAACAACAGGCCGTTCCAGTGGAGTGTTCGCCCAAGTGATTACGCGCTGCTCATGGGGCCGAAGCCCGACGATGTGTTTGTAGTCGAGGGGGATTATTACCGGGTAGCGCCGGTGCTGGCCGTTGATGCTGACGAACCCATCTTCCAAGAGCAGTACCACATGGCGATCGTATGGCGCGCGGTGCGCTACTACGCCTTGTACGAGGAAGATGGCGGCCTCTATGCCGGCGCCAATCAGGAGTACAACACGGAATACGGCCTGCTGATGACAGATCAGTTGCCGGCCATGGAGCTGGGCGCCCCGCTGGCATGAAAACACCGACGTTCGCGCCGGTAAAACTCAGCCCGGTTAAATTCGACGGTGGCTTGGATGTCGTTACCCCGCCGCTCGAGTTACCGCCTGGGTTTGTTCGCTCGGCGCTGAATTACGAAGTCGGGATCAATGGCGGCTACTCGCCCATCGTTGGATATGAGCGATCCGATGGGCGCCCCAAGCCGTCGGACGCCAGTTACGCCATTATCGGCGCCACGATCACCGGAGCTTATGCGGTTGGCAACACTGTTACCGGACTGACATCCGGCGCGACCGGCGTGATAGCTGCGGCTACAGCCACGTCGTTCATCCTGACCAAGCGCAACGCGACGGCGTTCCAGAACCCCGAAAGCCTCCAGATCGGCGGTATCACCATCGCCACATCTACCAGCCTAGCGATTGTGGACGGCGCCACCACGGCGAAACTGCACGCTCAGTACAAGAACGCGGCGGCCGACATCTACCGTGCCGACATCACCGCTGTACCGGGATCTGGTTCGGTTCTCGGCGTCGTGCTTTATAACGACGTGCAATATGCCTTCCGCAACAATGCCGGCGGCACAGCCTCCGTGCTGCACAAGTCCTCGGCGGCCGGTTGGGTAGCGGTCACGATGTTCTACGAGGTTTCCTTTACTGCTGGAAATGGCGCGATCCCAGCCGAGGGCGCAGTTATTACCCAGGGCGCCAACACCGCCACGGTCAAGCGTGTCGTCACACAGTCGGGCTCATGGAGCGGAGGCACGGCGGCAGGTCGGTTCATCATCACCAATCCGGCGCCCGGGAATTTCGTCGCTGGCGCTTTCACCGCTGGTGTAGTTGCAAACTGTTCAGGCGCCGCCACGGCCATCACGCTCGCCCCAGGCGGGCGTTATGGGTTCGTGATTGACAACTTCGGCGGCGCGCTCGGCACCAAGCGCGTGTATGGCTGTGATGGGGCCAATCGAGGCTTTGAGTTCGACGGCACTATCTACGTCCCCATCAGCACCGGCATGACGACGGACACGCCTTCGCATGTCCATGTGCATAAGTACCAACTGTTCTTCTCCTTCGATAGCTCGTCGCAGCACTCCGGGCCGGGAACACCGTACATTTGGGTGCCCATTTTAGGCGCGGCTGAACTTGCCGTGGGAGACACGATCACAGGTTTCGCCAAGCTACCTGGCGCCGCGACCACCAGCGCCATGGCAATCTATTCGCGCAACCGTACCAGCGTGTTGTACGGGAATAACGCATCGGACTGGAACCTGACGGTCTTTGCAGAAGAACAGGGGGCATTGGCCCATTCGGTTCAGCGCGTTGTTGGCTACACGCTAGTCATGGATGACAGGGGAATGACGGCCTTCGCCACATCTCAGGTCTATGGAAACTTCGAGAGCGCCACGATCAGCCAGCGCGTCAATCCATGGATCAAGCCGAAGCTGAACAACGTAAAAGCGTCCAGCATCGCGCGCGACAAGAATCAGTACCGCATTTTCTTCGGGGACAAGTCAGCGCTGTTCATCACCTTCAACGGCCTCAAGCTCAAGGGCATGATGCCGATCACGCTGCTGCACACCGTTGAATGTATCTGGTCGGGCGAGATGCTGGACGGAACCGAAGCCATCTACTTCGGTTCGAGCGACGGCATGGTGTACCAGATGGAAAAGGGCACGTCCCTCGACGGCGAGGATCTTGAGTCATATATCTACCTGGCTTGGGATTCGTCCAAGAGCGCGCGCCAGAAAAAGCGTTACAAGCGCGCCTTCTTCGAGGCGTCCGGCGACGGGTATGCAGAATTCCAGTTTCGTTACGAGCTTGGTTACGGAAGCACTGAAATCGCACAGCCTGACGATCAATCGGCGGCCTTGGACTTCACGCCATCCTATTGGGATAGCTTCGTGTGGGATGGATTCATTTGGGATGGAGCGGCGATATCTCCATCCTCGCTATCAATGGAAGGATCAGCGAAGAACGTGTCGCTGATACTGCATAGCAAGTCGGATTACTTTTCGCCCATCACGTTTTCCGGGGCAATCATCCACTACATACCACGCAGGGGGTTACGCTGATGAAATTCCGCAGAAGCCTTATCTTCATCGCTACGTTATTGCTGGTTCTTTCCGTCGGAAACGCCGCGAACGATTTTTACTCGCACACATCCGGGGTGCCAGCAACCGGAGCCCAGGGCAGTTCGGCTACCATGCGCGCCGAGTTCGATTCCATCGTCGCAGGATTCGACAAGTTGCCGACCATGACTGCCAACGGAGACGAAACGGTTGTCATCAACGTCGGCGGCACCGCCTTGACTAGCAAGAATGCCACGGAGATGAAAACGCTCTTGGGCCTGACCATCGGCACCAATATCCAAGCCTACGACGCTACGCTGCAAAGCATTTCGTCGCTGGGAACGGCGACTGACAAGATGGCGTACACCACTGGAGCTGACACTTGGGCAGAGACTGGCTTAACTGCGGCAGGTAGAGCAATTCTGGATGATGCAGATAATACGGCGCAGCGAGCAACACTTGGGCTCGGAAGCATGTCCACGCAGGTATCGAACAATGTTTCGATCACCGGCGGCAGCATCAGCGGAATTACCGGACTGGCTTCGAGCGGCGCCAATACCGACATAGATTCTCTCGATTTAGATAGCGGACAAATAAAATTTCCTGCGTCTCAAAACCCTTCGGCTGATGTCAACACGCTGGATGATTACGAAGAAGGAACGTGGACGCCTTCTATTGGTGGCAGTGCCACTTATACCGTTCAAGCAGGAAGATACATAAAGATAGGTAGGTTGGTTTTCGTTTTTTGTAGTTTAGGGATCAACTCCCTTGGCACAGGCTCAACTTTTGCAATCAGCGGTCTGCCATTTAATGTGTCGTATGGTGGCGGCGTGTCTGTTTATAATTTTACAACTATCGCCACGGCCGTGGTGTCATTGTATGGGGCGTTTGGTTCTAGTGGAGTGGCAACCATTGGTTTCTCTGGAGCCACAGCAGCGTCAGTAAACTCCGGAGGAACTGTAAATATATTCGGCAACTCAACAGCTCTAGTTTTCAGTGGCCTTTATTATACTGATGCGTAAGACATAGGGGATATACAACGTGAACCTAGAACAAGCTGAACAATTCCGCCAGCAAAAGCGCGCCGAAGGGGCGACATCC